GAAAACCTGAAGGTCAGCTAATCGTTAATAAAAAGATAGGCCGTATACAAATAATGGTCTATAAAGAAAGAAACGGTTACGTAGCTTACGTAGATGGCGACAGATTAGATCAATATAGATCTAAGAATGAAGCAGAGAAAGCGGCGACAGAATTTATAAAGGTACTAAAAAAATGAAACTGATTGCAGAATATACTGATCAAAGTTTAGAAGTACTCACTGAAGCTACATCAACTGGTGGCAAGAAGTATGCTATCGAAGGTATCTTCATGCAAGCAGATCAAAAGAATCGTAACGGTCGTATATACGAAAAGGCTATCATGGAAAAAGCCCTCGATAGGTATATCGGAGAGCAAGTTTCTAAAGGCCGTGCAGTAGGTGAACTCAATCACCCTGATGGTCCGACCGTAAATCTCGATAAAGTTTCTCACAAGATCGAAAGCCTTAATTGGAAAGGCAGCGATGTTGTGGGTAAGGCGACTATTTTGGAAACTCCTATGGGTAAGATCGTACAAGGTCTGCTTGACGGTGGTGTCAACTTAGGCGTCTCGACTCGTGGTATGGGAAGTTTAGAAAGACGTGGTGACGCAATGTATGTTAAGGATGATTTTCTCCTTAACGCTGTAGACATTGTTCAAGATCCATCAGCACCTAGCGCATTTGTTAATGGGGTTATGGAAGGCGTTGAATGGGTATGGAACAACGGCATCATCGAAGCTAAACATATTGAAAAAATGGAGACTGAAATTAAGAAAGCTCCACGTGCTGACCTCTATGAGACTCAAGTTCGTGAGTTTAAGAATTTCCTCTCGTTGCTCAAATCTAAATAAATAAGGAGTCAATTATGACTGAAGATCAAATGATTGAAGATCAGGAAGTTGAACTCCATGACGATGACAACGAAGTCGTGGAAGAAGGAACTCACGATCCTAAAAATGCTGAAGCTCAATCCGTAGCTTCTGTCGATAAGGCAGATGCTGGTGTGAAGAAAGCTCCTGCACGCAAAGGTGATAACACTAAGCAAGATCCAATGCCTCGCACTAAAGCAGGTATGGTCGGTGCTGCTGTTACTGCCATGCAAGGTATGTCAAAAGAAAAACTATCTGGTGTGCTAAAGACCGTAATGGCAAGCACAGAGCCAGAAGCTTTTGACGGCAAACCAATCGCTGAAGCTCCAGAATTCGATTACACCGTAGATTTCAAAGATGACCTGAATGCATTGGTCAACGAAGAAGCTACTTTGTCTGATGAGTTCAAAGCTAAAGCAGAAACAATCTTCGAAGCAGCTATCAAGTCGAAGCTTGCCGAAGAGATTGATCGTCTCGAAGAGAAATACAATGAGGAACTCGAAGCTGAGATCACATCAACTAAAGATGACCTCGTTGAAAAAGTAGACAGCTACCTTAACTACGTAGTCGAGCAGTGGATGGAAGACAACAAAGTTGCCGTCCAATCTGGTCTGCGCACAGAGATCGCTGAGAAGTTCATGAACAACTTGAAAGATTTGTTCACTGAGTCTTACATCGAAGTACCAGAGTCTAAAGTAGACCTCGTCGACGAATTGGCTGAGACTGTTGAAGAGCTCGAAGAGCAACTCAACTCCACAACGGCTAAGACAATCGCAATGTCTGAAGAGCTCGAAGGACTAAAGCGTGAGAAGATCGTTCGCGAAGCTTCAACCGGTTTGGCTGAGACTCAAGTGGAAAAGCTGTTAAAGTTGGTAGAAGACATTGATTTTGAAGACGAAGATACTTTCTCTAAGAAGGTTGAGACCGTTAAGGAATCATATTTTACCAAGAAATCAACAGAAGCAACTGATTTGGTAGAAGAAGATGAAGATGGAGCATATGCACCAGCTGTCTCTACTGCAATGGATCAGTACCTTCAAGCAATCCAAAAAACTAACAAATAATTTGGGAGTCCAAAGAAATGATGAACACATCATACGATAAACTGATCGAAAAATGGGCACCGGTACTGAACGAAGAGTCAGCAGGCGCCATTAAAGACAGTCACCGTAAAGCTGTAACTGCAGCTATCCTGGAAAACCAGGAACGCGCATTTGCTGAGGAAGCTGCACAAAATGCAGGTTACCTCCGTGAAGATGCACCAACAAACAACACCAGTCAGGCAGCAAACTGGAATCCAGTCCTGATTGCACTCGTACGTCGTGCAATGCCTAACCTTATGGCATATGACGTCTGCGGTGTTCAGCCAATGTCAGGTCCAACTGGCCTCATCTTCGCGATGAAGTCACGTTATAAGACAACTCGCGCTGGCGCAACTGATGGTGCCGAAGCACTGTTTGACGAAGCAGTTCCTGGTTTCTCAGGTGATTCAGCTTCATCAGCTGGTGCAGCTGGTCCATCAGGGTTCAGTGGCATTTCAGATACCGACGCTGACTCAACAGTCGACGATCAGCGTGTAGATCCAGCAAACGGCGTCAGCGGTTTCGCAATGCCATTGGGTGACGCTGAAGCTCTGGGTTCAGGCGGTACTGTAGGTCCAAACTCTGACTTCGCAGAGATGGGCTTCACCATTGAAAAAGCAACTGTGACTGCAAAGTCACGTGCTTTGAAAGCTGAGTACTCACTGGAATTGGCACAAGACTTGAAAGCTATTCATGGTCTTGACGCTGAAACCGAGTTGGCAAACATCTTGTCAACTGAGATCATGGCTGAAATCAACCGTGAAGTTATCCGTACCATCAACTCACAAGCTAAGACTGGCTGTTTGACTTCAAACATCACCACTCAGGGTATCTTCGATCTCCTGAATGACGCTGATGGTCGTTGGTCAGTTGAAAAGTTCAAGGGTCTGATCGTACAGCTCGAGCGTGAAGCTAACACAATTGCTAAACAAACCCGTCGCGGTAAAGGCAACTTCATCATCTGTTCTTCAGATGTTGCATCTGCCCTCTCAGCTTCAGGTATGCTTGACTACGCTCCAGCAATGAACACAACCCTGAACGTAGACGACACCGGTAACACCTTCGCAGGTGTGCTGAACGGTCGCACTCGCGTTTACATCGACCCATATGCGGTAGCAGATTACGTGACTGTAGGTTATAAGGGTACTAACCCATATGACGCAGGTCTCTTCTATTGCCCATACGTTCCACTCACAATGGTACGCGCGGTTGGTGAGGACACCTTCCAGCCGAAGATTGGCTTTAAGACTCGCTACGGTATGGCTTCAAACCCATTCGTAGGGACATCTCCAGCTGACGGTCTTGCTGCTGTTAAAACTAACCAGTACTACCGTATCTTCCGCGTGGACAACATCCTCGCAACATAATAAGAAACATATATTAAAACTGAGGCGGCC